TCAGCAGCCTGGCCACCGTACTTCTCCTCCAGGAGTGCAGTACGCTCATCAGCAGCAGCTTTTTCACGGGCAGCAATCGAAGCCTCTTCCTGAAGCTTTCGATATTCGTCGGGGTTGATCTGTGCAAACTTTTCAAGTTGCGCAGCTTTTTCCTTGACTTCTTTTTCGTAAATTTTACGGGCTTCGCGTTCCGATTTCAGAGCCTTCAACAGGTTCTGAACTTCGTCTTCGCTGTAAGCCTTGCCTTCACCGATGTCGACATTATCGACTGGTGTATTTGGCGTCATGCTTGTCTCAAGCATTTGTGCGTTGTCTTCGGGCATTTGGAATCGGGCGTCACGCCCTGCATGTGCGCGGTAGGATACCGAACCGGTTATCTTGATCAGACTTGTGCCTACTTACTGGCAATTTTTTTAAGTAATTTCCTATCGTTTTCGCGACGCAAAAGACCATTCCGGGCGACCGCTTGAAGTATTTTAAGATAATCTGATAGCTGCGAGCTATTTGACATTGTGAATTTGGTAGCTTTCTAGTTTCCCATTGCACCAGACTAAGACGCCGAATGGAGTTACGGCTAGACACTTGAATTCATGCGGAGACGAAATATTCGGTAGTATTCGTATAACCCCACCCACTAGCAGCGCTTTCTGGCAGAGAAATTTCTTTTGCCATCTCCTCCGTGGCCTGGGTTATCTCCAGTTCCGTGGCACCGGCCTCAGCCTGGAGCATCTGCACCAGTTGTTCTATTTCAAGAGTAGGATTGATTGGCCAGGACTTAATATAATAACGAATTTTTTGGGTGTCGATGTCAAAGCGTGAGGTGCGCCTAGATGCGACGGTCTCGGTTTTGTTAAGATTTAGTTGACCCGTATGTCCCGCCAGTCTATAGCGTTTCGAGGGGAACCAGCCTGGCATCGCTTCTGCGATCGCTTCATCGGTACTTGTGGCAACTAATGATGCCACTTCTGTGGTGAAACTTTGGACAATTGCGTTCTTCGCGCAGTCAAATTCAAAAAAACGCACACCAACAAAACGGTTTACCAGTCTTTTGAGCACGGTTGCACCGAATATGACCTCAGTTCCGTCTATTCCTGGTCGCTGAGCGACTACATCCCCATCATGATAATTATCTTGACGCCTCCAGGTCGGAGAATCTTCCTCCGTATATACCGACTGGATAAAATAAGCTTTTCCACCTTTTGAGCAATCCATTCCGTCCCGGTCCATAGCAGATTCTCCAACGAACTTGGCCTCAAGACTCGGCGTCCCCAAATCTTCGCCTTCAATTGTCTCGGTTACCCATGCATTGTTGTAGCCCCCGAGCAATCGTAGTTGATCGACCCAGAGAGTATCTTGACTGTCCAGCGCCTCTTCTATGTTTGTAAACATTTTAACTATTGTACTGTTGAAAAGTCGGTGATATACTGATGGGTCAAGACTTAGGCTCGTGGACAGTCTAATTACAAGTCTCAAGCCTGTCTCGATTCGCGAATTGGAATCTTGGGGATTAGCATTTTGATAAGTAAAACTTCCCCTGGATATTTCAATAATTGTGCCGTATCGGTAGAGCTGCGGCTCCAAAGATGTAAGAGCATAATTATTCCAATAGACCACGTCGCCGACGGCGAAGCGTGAAGTTCCAGTAGTCGCCAAGGAGTAGAATCCATTGCGATCTCTTCCCTGGGTAATGAAAACATGGACATCCCTAAGATTCCCGGCAAAGCCGGCAGCGTCAGAGGGTCTTATCGTTACCGTGCCAGTCTCGTATCTACCTATCAGATAAGCATGATAAGCCAGAAACAAAGATGAATTATCTGCCTCAAACGTCGTCCCGTGATTGATGGGAATTGCCTTGGCATCAAGATTGCCACTCTTGCTGAATTTCTTGGGCTCTGTCGCGAACGAAACTACCTTAGTATTGTCAAGAGTTTCGAGATAAATATTATAGAAAGGTTTGTAGAACATAGCATAATCTCCGCTAAAAACGGGGAGCTGATTTCTATGGTGTAAAGTATATTTAGCTGGATCTATTTCACTGAGGCC